TAACAGCTTCAGCGGGTAATGTAACCGTCTTACCAGTAAAATCTACAACTTGTGCTATTTGATTAGTACCAATAGAATTATTTTGTATTTGGTTTGTACCAACAGCTTGATTTTGAATTGAGTTTTGACTTACTGCATTATTACCAACATTAGTTGCGGCATTAGCAGGATTCCAAGCACCAACAGATAAACCTGCTGAATAATCACCTCTTGCAAAATTATTAAAAGATCTAATCCAAATATATAAATCAGTTGTAGTAGGTATACCAGTTATATCTATTGTTTCAACACTACTAGCTGCATAACTACTTCCAGGTGCAGAAATAACAGTGGTAACTTTCTTAACACCAGCTATTCCTTCTGAATAATAAACTTCAACACCTTCAACATTACTTGATGATGGTGTAGTAAATGACATATTTAAACTTGGTATAGATGCAAGCGGGCTAGCACTATTTAAAACTAAATTTGTAACAACACCAATAGTACTATAAGTTTGTGCATTTAAAGTTGGGGCATTAGCCCTTTGAGTTAATGATCCTACATTATAATCATTTGGATTATATATTTGTGCAGTTAAATAATATCCTTGTAAACCACCACTAAGTTCAACTTCAGATATACTGTTTACTCTAAACTTAGTACCATTATCATAATCTTGAAGTTGACTTGTTACACCTATAAAAGTTGTACCACTAATATTATTTACTGCTTGAATACTTATATTAGAATCAGCAGCACCAGTAAATATTATAGAATTAATATGAAATTGAAGTTGCCCACCATTTTCATTACCAGTATAACCTTCAACAAAAGTAACTAATGAAAATATTTCACCTAGTTTATTATTTTGATCTACTTGATACTTACTTAAATTTCCTGAACGATCAAAGAATTGTCCATTAATACATTCTTTAAAGTAAGTTAATAAATCATCAAATTTAACTATTGTATAAGGTACAAAATAATGTGCTGGCGTATTGTCTGAGTATCTAACATCCATATGTTGAGCACTATCAAACATTTTATATTCACCAATAGAAGCAGTAGAAGGTAAAGAACTTTGTGCATTAACATAGTCATGTGTTAAAATAGCATTTTGACTTAAATCATAATAAGTACCATTAACTTCTATAACATCATTAACTTGTAATTCTGCTGCTCTTGTATCAGTTCTAAAAGAAATAATTTTATTACTTCTAGATTTATTCATTAATACACTACCCATTCTTTGGGCTTCAACATTAGTATTTAAAAACTTTAAAGATATATCTTTAGCTAACTCAGGCTCATTAAAATATTTAGAACCATAATCTAAAAATACTTGATCATCTTGATAATTTTCTGATTTAGATTTAAATTTTAAAGTCATCTCATTTATAGTAGAATTAAAACCATCATTAATTAAAGTTACAGCACCATATATATTAGTATGATCAAATATCTTTTTAACTGTATCAACTTTATCTGAAATCATTTGAAAATTACCTAAAGTATAACTAAATATAGATTGTGAATTACTAACTATATCTGAAATATTTAAATCTTTATCATCACCTGTATTAGCATAACCGTTTGTTTGATACTGTTTGCTACTAACTGATGTACCAGTAGTATCATTATGTGTTACTAAAGTATTACAAAATAGTTTATGATCATAAAATGTTTGTAAATCAAGATCATTATCAAATACTGATTCTCCACAGCCATAAGTATAATGTGTTAAATAATCTATTAAACATTCAGGTGGTGTTTGTGAGTAATCACCTGAAGCATATGCTTTGATACTTATTGGTAATGACTCAGTAAAATATTGTTGTCCAGGCTCATATTGAAATGTTGGCTCAACACCATTTGCATCTGCAACATGATAAGACATTCTATCTCTTCTTATACCAAATTTTTCAATTCCTTCTGCATATATTGGAAGAGAACCATTTGGGTTATCATCTGTATTTTCAAAATCATGCAAAGTAGCAGGTAATATATTTTCCAAAAAAGATACAGCAAATTGACGTTCATTAAAATCATTAGCACCATAAGCACTAAAATAACCAGGGTTTATAAACTTATCTGTTATTAAAGGTAAATAATAATCTGTACTAACACCATTAAGTAAATAAGTATATTTTACCCAAACCCTAGTTGCTGATATATCTGAAGGTCGAATAGTAGATTCAGTAAGTTCCTCTGCTGCATGTTTAATGTTTAATCCGTTAAGAATACGTTTACCATCATCTGGAACTGTAGGTTGAAATGTAACATAATTTCCAGTACTAAAATCTTTATATTGTTCTCCTGGTTGTACAAAATCAAATTCTACTTCTGCTGGACTTCCAGTATATGAGTTACTTGCTCCTATTGTATTAAAAGCAGTACCATTTTTATAATCATTTATATCATCCGTCACGTCAGGGCCAAGATCTATAATTTCATATGTTCCTCCAGGAACCATTAAGTCTTGCGGTAATAGTGATTGGAAACCTCCATAATAAGTACTATATCCTAAAGCATTTGTTGAAGGCCAATAACCAGTACCAGTAATTGATGCACCTTGATACTCATAAAATTTTGGAGTAGTAGAAAATAAAGTAGGATTTGCTAAACCTATATCAGTTATACCATCTTTAGGAGATCTACCTATTAATGTAGGAACATTAGCTAATAGATCTAACTCTCTAACTAGTCTTCCTTCAATTTCAAAAGCTAGCTTACTTGTTAAACCTGTAACTTGTTTTTCTCTATCATATTTTAATTCACAATAAGCATAAGCAACATCAGGCATAGCTCTATCAGCTGCACCTGCAGCCCACTTAGTACTAAAGGCTTCCATCTCAACACATCTTCCACCATAAGGATATCTATGAACTTTCATTTGATCTTTTAACCAATCATCATGAGAACCATCTGGGTGTATAGCATCTATAACATTATTACCAGGTATAGTACCTAATACATTTTCGGCAGCATCAAAAATTGAAATTTCATCAAATACTAATTTATAATCATCCCAGTAAATATCATTTATATCTTTAATAGGGCCTTCACATAAAGTAATTATAAAACCCATTGTTTGGTTATCAGAAGATATATCAGCAAATATAATTGAACCGTGTACTCTGTCCTCTCCGTATACAACGGGTAATTTATTTGAAGGATCTGAAGGTATTCTTTGTTTAACCCCAGGATCTGGTGCTGAACCTCCATTAGCCGAAGCTGCTCCAGGAGGAGCCTCAGGGCCGAATAGCTTTTGTGTTATGTATGATACTGCAAGTGATAAAGCGAATCTTATTATCATCCCTTGAATACCTGGTGCTATTGCTGCTGCAATGATCGGTGCGGCTACTGCCATAATTTATCTCCATTCATAAGTTCTTTCAATAAGTTTGTAACCTAACTTTTCAAATTTAATATTTGTTTTATTAGGTAAACAAGCCATCAGAACTCTGTCAATTTTGTTTTCTTTTTTTAATTTTGTATATTTTTCTTTGTATAATTTATGCATCCTATAAAATGCTGAACTATTTCTTTTATCTTTATGCACCCAAGTAACAACAGTTACAAGTTCTTGCATAGCAGTCCAAATATTGGCATTAGATAAACTTATTATGCACCCTATAATTTTATTATCTTCTTCTGCAACAATAATCATTCCTTTTTCAAAACATAAATTAATTAAACTTTTATAATATTCATCTGTTACAATTAAACCTTTTATTGACATATCAGGAAATTCTTTAACTGCTTTTATTATTTCTTTTATACCATCTTGTGTATCATTTTTATTTGCCATTCTTATATTCATATTATATATCCTTTATTATTTAATCTTTACCAAACTTAGGATTAAATGTAGCCATAGCAGCTACAAATTCCATTGATATATCTCCTACTGAAGATCTTTTAAATGAACTATTAGATGTAAATCTACCATTAGTACTACCAATAATAGTTGATAATATATTTTTACATTCTAATGATATTTTAACTTTACCAAGTTCTTGATTTTCTTCGTCAACAGAATGAGAGTGTATAACACCCTTCCATTTTATATATGTACCAATCGTAGCTTCAGTATCCATTTTACTTAATAAAGTATCTTGATCATTCATCCATCCTTGATAAATAGTTACAATACCACCAATACCATTATATCTTTTTAAAAGTGGTATAATTGTATTTGGCACACCATTTAAATTAACAGTAATTTGATTAGTCTTAACATCTCTAGTTTCTTCAACAGCAGTTAATTCTAAAACACCTGCCGAAGGATATGTTTTAACTTCACCATAACCTTGTAAATTTTCAGTTATTATTCTTGAAGATGTATTTAAAAACAAAGCATTTTTAATATCATCATCTGGTTGTACAACAACAAACTGAACTGGGTAACCACCTTCAGCTTGAAGATAATTATTAGCAATTGCTCTAACCATTATAATACCTCCGCAAATTTAAATGTATTGTATTTATATAAATTCTTATTTTCATCTTTAGGAACAATTGTTACAGCTGGTTTATTAGTTAGCATTAACTTCATATTAACATCTGCACCCATAAATATATTAACATCACTAACATAAACACTTGATGGTGTTACATTTGTTAATTCAAAGAAAACTTTATTAGATGTAGATAATGCTTCATTTAAATGTTTATAAATTTCTTTATTAGCATAATTAGTTGAAGTAAAATCTGTAATACCATTATGTGTAATAGTAGCTATTTGAAATGTAAAATCAGCAGCTGTGTTATTATCCATATCAGCAACATCAATAGTTATAACATCACCAACTCTTACGTTTTTACTTGGTGTGTTAACAGTAACTAAAGTAATAGCACCAACTGAATCAACTGATATATCAAATGTACCAACAGTACTTAAAGCATTACTGCTTGTACCTGGAACATTTGTATGAACAGTTTCTGTTCTAGCAGGATCAGCAGCTGAAAAAGTGCCTACAGTAGATATTATACCTTCTTGTGCAGTAATAAAATTGATTGTTGTTGTAGTACCTACAGTAGTAACTGATTGTATTTTTCTTGTGTTTGCTAATAAAGGTGCATCAACTAATGTATTTATAAAATCACCAGCAGTATATGTACCTGCAGCATTTTCAATTGTAATACCATTAGTAATTATAGTTGCAACTGCATCTCCAGTTAAATTAACAGGATTATAATTCACAACATCTGTGCCAGTAGGTGTTGTATATTCTAAAGAACAACCTTCATAATCTAAACCCCATGTAATTTCAAAATAACCAACATGATTAGGTAAAGTTTCTCCATAATCTTCAGGAAAAGCTTTTACGCTTATGTTTGTTATAACACCATCGGTTTTAAGAATATTAGTAGATGATCCTACTTCAATTAAATTTTCAAGATAAGTTATAATTTGTTCTGCTGTATGATATATAGCGGGTATAGTTATTACTAAAGGATTACCATTACTATCTAAAGCAGTATTTCCATTACTTAACTTTATAGTCATTGTACCATCTTGATATGCATTACTAAAAGCATTAATTACTGTTTCATTAGTTAATGTTTGTCCAACCATAGAAATATTTGTAAGTTCTATTCTAGTATTAGGCGTAATAAAATTAAATGTAAATGTACCAGTAGAAGAACCTCCTGAATATACTTTACTATGTATTATTTGACCTAACTTATTATTTTGTAAATTTTGTGCAGCAGTTAAATTAACACTATTAGAATTACCTGTTATACAAAGCCCTATAAAATTATTTATGTCATGATTTGAAAATAGACCAAGTGGTATAATAAATTTTATATCTGTACCATCAGCATAAGTTAATTGTGCACTTGATGTAGCATCTTTAAATATTATTTCACCTTGAGTATTATTGGCACTATTTCTTGTTGGGCCACCGTATAAATCATATGATACTATTTCATGTTCATCAGCTTGACCACTAACTATATAATATCTATCAGTAGATCCAACAGACGTAAGTGGTAAACCAACACTACTTAATAAAGGTGTTGATAATCTAACCTTACATGTCCCTGTACTTGAAGATGTAAATATAGAATCAGTTGATCCTAACGGTTTAGCTATTTGATATAGTTTATGAAAGTTTTCAAATTGTAAAAAATCACCAACTTTAAATATGTCAGTAGTATTAGGTAATAAATTTGTTAACGTAATTTCTCTTGTAGTAGAATAACTATAAGATATTAATTTTATATTTGTTTCACCAGCTTTTAAAGGAACTGATGTTGATTGCATAATATTATTTCCATTATTAGAACTAATATTTACATTTAAAAATTTGATACCATCATCAATGCTAAACAATTCGTTTTCAACCTCTTTAAATTGTTCCTCAGTTAATAAAGGTAAGTCAGCCTCAAATGACATTACACTTGGGCCTAATCTATGTGTTCTAGCATATCCACCTGTTGTAACAGACCTAGCTGAGTTAGCTGATCTATTCATTGATATGTCATTAGCATATTTAAAAATTGCACTTGTAGCCATTATATATTTCTCCCTCTTACACCTTGAGTATTCTTCGTGTAAGCTTTATTTGCACCACCAACTTCGGCTGAAGCTGAAGATATAACGCCTTTAATTTGATCAATTGATCTTTGATCTACGTTACCACTTATATTTATATTAGTTATACTTGTATTACCTGATTGTTGACCAACTTTACTTCTAGGTACAACAACTTCACCAGGCGTTAGCATAGTAGGAACTCTATCAGTATATGGAGCACCACCAGGTACAACACCACCATCAGCAAACCCTAAAATAGAACGACCCATAGAAAATAAACCACCTAGCTTACTTCCCATACCGCCACCACTACCCATAGCACTAAATAAAGAACCAGCTTTAGATATTAAGCCACTCATAATATTACCTTGTTGTGATGTAGCTGCATTTAAAGCTCTTTGTTTCAATATTCTTTGATCTAGTAATGTGTTAAATATTTTTTCAACTAATAGTTCAGCAGTTCTTTTAACAATTGTATCTGATATACTTATTAATACATTTTTAAATGCGTTTTTAGTTGTTTCTAATAATGTGTTACCTTGCTTTATACCTTCAAGCCATGTATCACCAATTATTCCACCAATTTCTTTACTATCAATACCTATTAAAGATAATTTTGCTCTAAGTTCTTTAACCTGATCTAATCTTGCTTGATGAGCAATACTTGCTTCTCTAGCAGCTATTTTAATTCCCATTTTTTCAGAGAACATAATTCTTTCATTAATAGACATTAACTCTTTTGCTCTAGCATCTGCTGTAGCAATTTCTGTTGTACGCATATCCATTCTAGGGTTAGCGCCTTTATAATTTTTTCTTCTTTCTTTTCCAGGATCCTTAAGATTGCCTGCAAAAGCATCTTTTTGTTTTTTAGTTAAATTTACATATGATGCTGCTATGCTATTTATAGATGCTTCTAATTCTTTTATTTTTTCAATATTATCATCACTACCAAGACCAATAGCTTGAGTAAATTGTCTAATTTTAAGTGCAGAATTATCAACTATACTATTAAATTTATCAGCCATATATGAACCAACAGATCTTATTTGATCTTCAAAAGCTATCCATGCTATAACTGCGCCTTGTATAACTGTAATTAATATACCTATTGGGTTTGCTCTTATGGCTATATTTAAAGCAGTAAAGGCTCCGGCTCCAAGTTTAACTTTGCCTGCCATTAATACCATTGCAGAAGCTATGTTACCAACAAATCCAATTATTTTTAAACTTATAAATATTTTAACAGCTTTTATAAGATTATCAAAATTATCAATAATAAATTTAATAAATTTACCTAAGTTTTTAAAACCTTTTGCAAGTGATTCACCAACTGTTTTAGCTAAAGCTTTTAATTGTTCATCATTTTCTTTAAAATTACCAACTAATTCTACAAGTTGTGCTTTAACACCAGCAAATAAAGGCTTAGCAGCAGCTTGTCTAAATCTAAAGTAAGCATCTTGTACAAATGAAACCTGTGCTTCTAATGTTTGTTCAAATTCTATTGTTGCTTTAGAAAATGCTCCACCATTAGCAAATACTTCAAAAAATCTTTTCTTAGTTTCTTCAATTGATACTTTAGCACCAACTTCAAATCCTAGCATTGCTCTAACACCACGTTCTCTAAATACGTCAGCAGAAGCAATACCACCAGCAAATGATCTTTGTATTTGCTCAGCAGTTTGTCTAAAGTCTAGGCCTGTAGCGGCAGCAACGTTACCAGTTACTTCTAATATTTTATTTAATTGATCAGCATCTTTAGATATAACGGCTAGGTTACCAGAACCAGCTGCAATAGCTTCAAGTGAGAAAGGTACTTTAGAAGCAAATTTGTTCATTACATCAAATGCTTTTGAACCTTCTTCAACAGTACCAAATAATAGTTTAAATCTTACTTGCAATGATTCAGTAAGTTTACCTGCAGCAAATGTATCTTTAACAAATTTACCAATACCAATAGACACAGCAGCTAATCCAACACCAACACCAACTTTAAGTGTAGTACCTAATGCAGCAAAGGTTGCTCTTGCTCGAGCTGCGCCTACCTCTAAAGCTGCTAATTTTCTTTTAGCAATTAAAGCTTGAGTACCTAAAGCCCTTAATCCATTATTTAATTTATCTAACTGTTGCTTACCAGTAACGTTAGCGTGTACGTTTAGCTTTACAGCCATGTTTAATCCTATTTATTAAACACAATTAGTTGTGTATTATTTTCGGTTAATTTGTTTATCCGTTAGTCACTTCAACTTCAACGGAATCAAAGTACTTTCTAAAAGCACTCTCTATAAATTTTATTGGGGCTTGTTCTGAATGCCCATTATTAAGAAATTGAATATAAGTAACACCATTAGTTACAATAATTTCTTGTGGTTTATCTTTAGGTGTAAGTATAGTTATATTTGATGCACTACCTTCACCATCAAAATACTTTTCAGTATATCCAATATACCAAGAGTTTCTTGCTTGTCCTGTATCAACAGGTGTCATTAATTTAACATCAGCAAATGCTCTTAAAGATCTAGCCCTTAATTGCTTTTCAACTTCTTTATCTGCATCTTTTTTTAAGTTAGCAATTGATGAGTTTAAATTAACTACTGTTATTGACATGTTACTTACCCTTGCATTGACATTGTTTTATGCCAAATAATTTTAATATAATTCTTTTAATTGTTTTCATATTGACTCCTAAAAGATAGGCGGTTTTATCCGCCATATCTATTATGTATTAGATTTATTTTTTACCATAGACTTTAAAGATTCAAAGCCTCTTTTATTTTTATTAGCTTGTACAGCTTCGCTGTTTTGTAATAATTTTAAAGAAGGAAATAAGTCTTGTACATTTAAAGGTTTAGTACCAGTGTAAGTTGTTTGTGCAATTATAGCAGATCTATGATCATCTCGCCAACCATAAGGTCTTTCTTGGAAATACTTATGCCAACCATTATATTCAGTAAATGACATATTATGTATATCATCTAAAGTTAAACCTAATTGGTAAGCCATTTCATATTCTGCTAACTCGTCTTCCCCAACTTATCGCCTTTATCATCTTTAGCACCTAAGCCATTATAAATAAGAATCTCATTTGATAATTCTGTTAATGCTTGGATAGGAAAGTTTTCAAAATCTTTATCTTTCATACCTTCGGCACCAATTACAGTTGCTTTAAATATAGCACTAAGTGTTGATAAACCAGATACATCATCTTTAGACTTATCTAAAGTTGTTTGTAATTCTCTTACACCTTTAACTGTAAGCTGTTTTATTTCTACTTCTTGTTCCAAAAATGGAATCTTTTTAGTTATATCAACTATCTTTATATGTTTCATATTATTTATCCTTACTATTTATTTCATTCTCAAATGTTTTATCTTCAACATGTTGTTCAACCTTAACTTCTTCCTTAACTTCTTCAGGTTTCTTATATAAATGTTTATTATTTGTTTCAAAGTCTTCCATAAGTTTTCTTACCTTATGTAACACATCTAGTGTTTCAAAAACTTCAGCTTTATTTTCTACATCTTTCATTCTATCGTATGTTTTACGAATAGAAGTATCTATAGCCTTCTTAATATGTAATGATGTAATTCGAAGTACATAAAACTTATTAAATGGCTTATTATTAT